ATGTTCGAACAACGCGTAAATTCTGACGTACTGACCGTTTCTACCGTTAACTCTCAGGACCAGGTAACTCAAAAGCCCCTGCGTGACTCGGTTAAACAGGCACTGAAGAACTATTTTGCTCAATTGAATGGTCAGGATGTTAACGATCTCTATGAGCTGGTACTGGCTGAAGTAGAACAGCCCCTGTTGGACATGGTGATGCAATACACCCGCGGTAACCAGACCCGTGCTGCCCTGATGATGGGCATCAACCGTGGTACGCTGCGTAAAAAACTGAAAAAATACGGCATGAACTGATACATTTCTGCTATGTTATTGAATAAAAAGGCGCTACTCGGCATGGGATAGCGCCTTTTTTATTAATGTTTATACAGATGTTTATACAGTTTTGTCTGAACAAACAAAAAAGCACCAGAACAATACTGGTGCTTTATGGGGGATAAACCTCTTTCAACGCCTTAATTTATCAGGTTTCCTCCACTGATAGGGTGGCGCTTCCATGCGCTGGCGGTGCCGCTGTTTAGCTGCCAAAACCATAGCTGTTTTAGTGCGGATTATTAGCCTATCCTGCCCGTTCAGTTCATGGCCCTGCTGACGGGCCATTTCCTTTATTACTTCTTCGTAGTTATCCCGATCAAGCATGTTCGCCTCAGTTGATGGAGTTTGTACCGTGCACAAATGAAGCCTGGTTGGCAGCAATCCGTTCTTTCATGTGCTCGGCCCAACCATTAAAAATTGCTTTGTCTGTGCCGGGAAACGTCACCAAAAAAGATATCAGAATGTCATCAGTGAGCTTGTCCTGCTGATCCCAGTCAACGATGAACTGTCGAAATAGTGGGTACGCCTTTTCCGGGTCTGCGTTCTGCCACGTCGCCACTACAGTATCGAACGGAGGAACGGTGTAAGTGACCAAAACGGGCAAAGGCTCATACTTTGTTGGTATCAGCACCTCACGGATGAAGGTCTCACCTTCCGGCCATAACTGAGGATGATTTGTCACTGCTGATCCTCCACGTAGATTCCTGCGGAAATAATGGCACCGCCGATTCGACGTTTGCCGTAGCAAAGCGGTACCGGATACCCCTGAGCTGCCGTATTCGTAACGCTGCCAAATGCGTAAGACGCTTTGTTATCGGCGTCCTGCTTACTGGCGAGACCTGCGGTCTGTGGCGAAAGCATCTGAATCACGCCACCAGCCATCATTGCCGCCCCCATTTGCATGGTATATGGCCCCCAAGTGGCACCGCCAAGAGCCTGGCCAAAATATGTAAATGTCCCAATGGCACCTACCACAACCAACACAGCGCCAAGAATAGTTTGAAGGACACCGCCACGTTTACTGCCCATAACTACAGGCACAATACGAATTTCACGCCCCGAGTTTGGGTAATCGAGTTCATCTTTTCCAATATTGTCTTTCCCGCGAAATACGGCATATGTCAGCCCACGCTCACGACTTGACCTCATATAAGCTTCGAAGCCTGGAATTGTGGCAGCAAGTGCCCTACCGGCCTCCCCTGTGGTTCGAATAAGCCTATGGTGTACTTTTCCGAAAAGCTTACCAAGTTGCCCCCCGAGGCGAATGGTCGTCATTACTTCCTGATTTGCTTCACGCATAAATAATCTCCTGTCAGATACCGTTAAATGTCGCCAGTCGTTGTTTGTGAATATCACTCATGTCGAAAGCAAAATCCTCGTGCTCAGCCTGGAAGGTGCCAAACGCCATCAGCGCGGATACTGCCGGATCTATCTTGTTGGAAGATTTCTTTTTGTTGGGCTTAATGTTGGCGTTGGCGTCAGACTCCATCACCACGTTACCAATTGCCCAGGCCAGAACCGGATCACCCCGATGGCGCACCACCCTGCGATTAACGAAAACTTCAAAGGATTTCGCCACCGGACTGAATTTCAGATAGGTTTGCGGGAACGGCTCCACATCGAGGCCCGCTCCCTGTAGCTGGGTGCGCAAATGCGTGGCGTTCCACGTATCGAAGCCCACCAGCCTGATATTGAAGATTTCAGCATCGCGCAGGATATCGTCACGGATGCGGTCATAGTCGATACAGTCGCCGGGTGTGGTGCGTATCCAGTCCGCTTTCACCCACTGGCGATAGATGGCGCGGTTTTTGTTAGCAACGTTAAGCAGCTGCGCTTCGGGCAGATAGTGCCGGGTAAGAAGCCTGATCTCGCGCTCAAACGGGAAAGCATAACTCACGCTGGTAATATCGCTGGTCGAGGACAGGTCAAATCCGGCGTAACACTCCATCCCGGCCAAGTCTTCCTCGGCATAATCGAGTGCACAGGCATCCCATGCGCCAGCACCCATCCACGGTGTGGAACCCTGACACCAGATATTGAAACGCTTGGTCAGCATCTCCACCCACTGCGACGGTATGCCCCGCGCTTTCTGGATGGTGGATTCCAGTTTCGCCGCGTCAACGGACACATGCAGATTAGGGTTGGCCTTGATCCACATTTCCGGCTGCTCAACCTCGCTTTCGTCATCCAGCTCGTAGATAAGGACAAACAGCGAATCGTTGCTCTCTTCCCCGGCCAGAATCTGACAGCAGTAGTCATAATGCTGTTTACAGGCGGAGACAACGTTACTCCCGGCTGTCGTGATGGCGAACAAAATCGCCTCAGGACGTGCGCCCATACCCAACTCAAGCGCGGAATAAACACCGTTATCCGGGTGAAGGTGGTATTCATCGACAATTGCCAGGCTGGGGTTAGTCCCCTCAATGGTGGCCGCTTTCGCCGCCAGCGGCTTTAACAGGCTGTTGCTCTTCGGAAAAATGACTTTGTGCGCCTGAATATTGACGCGCTTTTTCAGCGGTTTTGACAGGAGACACATCTGGCGGGCATCGTCGAACACGATTCGGGCCTGATCCCGACTCACCGCAGCCGTGTAGATATCCTGCTGGCCCTTCTCCATTACCAGAAACCAGTTTGCCAGCATGGCGGCCACGGTAGATTTGGCGTTCTTGCGCGGCACCTCAATAAAGGCGCTGCTGTATTTCCGGCGTCCTGACTCCCTGACCTTAAAGCCCAGAAGGTTAGCAAAGGCGAACTGCTGCCACGGCTCCAGCTCGATAGGCTGGCCCCGCAGCGGGCCTTTGACGTGTGGACAGAGCCGGGAGAACGCAATAAACCGCTCTACGGTCGCCGTATCGAACTCATAGCGGGGGTCATTCAGGTCTGAAAAGTACCTTTCCACGGCCTGTTTTACGCGCTTACAGGCCGGAATTTCGCCCGTTTTTATCGCGTTTGCGTACTCATTCCAGACGGTCAAGCTCGTCTTCCTCTTCCGTTTCTACCGGGTTACGTCGGCGGCTTACCGGATCAAAGCCCAGCAGCGACGACATTTTAATCATGATTTTTTCAGCATCGGCCTTTGCGCTCAGTGCCGGATTTCGGCTCTCGCCCCCCTGGCTGTTAACAATGCTGAACCCACGGCTGGCAAGGTCTTCCACTGCTTTGCGGTACATCGAATAGTTGACGCAAAAAAGCTCAAGGTTGTTCCAGTCGGCGGGGGTCAGATCGCCACGCTCGGCCAGTTGCTTCGCTTTCGCTTTCCACTGCTGCGCGGCTAACTCATCAAGGTAAGCTGGCGGTTTTGGTGGTCTTGCCATAAAAATTTCTCGTTTCCATCGCGTTTTATTTTCAAAAAAATCACCGTGCGTAAAAATTTGAGGGGGCGGTCGGTGCCTGGCACCTTGAGGTTTGTCCTGAAAACCTCCCCCACCCCCGTCCATGCGGCCTGTCAGCGGTTGCGGAAGCATTCCCGCAACTCCCGTTCACGCTCGCTCATACGCTGCGCAGTCTGGCGCTCATTGCGTCTGCTTCGCCCCTTCATGAAGCCATCACGGCAGCGCATCAATGATCGGTACAGATTCACCAAGTCTTTCTCATTCATTGCTGGCCTCATACATCCAGTCATTGCGATGGGCTGCACGCTCTTCCTGCTCTCGGTACAGCCCTGCCTTACGGTTCGCTTTGGTGATGGGGTCTTGCTGCGTGGTCTTCTGGTTATGATGCATCTGGCATAACGGCTGGTGATTCCACTCAGGCCAGAACAGAACATCATCACCGCCGTCGATAGGGATGATGTGATCGACAATCTTTGCAGGAACGTAGAGGCCCAGCTTCTGGCACTCGACACATAGCGGCTGACGTTTCAGATACTGAGCGCGGTACTTCTCCCATGATGCAGAGTAACCACGGGCGCGACGGTGGCCGCGCCTGGCATCTTCCGCCCGCCAGGCTTCCCGCTTGTGCTCATCGCACTTACCAGACTTCACCCGCTTATTGCATCCCGGCTCAGTGCACCGGCGCATTGGTTGCCACGGCATCAGTACACCCCCACATCACGATAAACAGACCACAGCGCAGAGGTGGCCAAAGGGATCTCTTTAGCCTCAACATCACTGATTAGCGTGCGGTATTCGTAAAGAAGGGAGATGTACATCAGGCAGCCAACCTTGATCGCCGGGGTAAACTCCAGCCCACTATCAAACCGTTTGCCGATATGCTTCTGGCAAACTTCCAGTGCCGCATCGATATACGCCTGAATCAGTACATCTTCTTCGTTACCGTCAATGCGACAATGCAGCTTCGCCTCAGCCAGGGTGATTTCACTCATTTCTCTGTCCCCAGTTTGCAAAGGATTTCCAGGCGCGTCATACCCGTGTCAGGGACAGGCGGCCCGATGATGTTGAGCGTGGAGCCAGCAAACGCACCAGTTAAGACTTTCAGACGGGAAGCGGCCGTAATATCGCGACGAAAACGTACCCATACCCGGACAGTGGCCTCAGCCGTTACAGCCCCGGAGGCCACCAGCTCACGTCCGCTGATACCTTTTACTTCTGCCCAGATGGTTGCGCCGTCTTCCCACTTCTCAATAACCTGCCCGGAAGGTGAACGCGACGTGGTGAACTTACGGATGGTTACGCGGTTTTTTAAGCCTCCGGCTCTCATGGTTTGTCCTCCGTTTTTCCGTTTCCGGTATTGACGGCGATTTCCTGTTTCCATGCCTGGCTGTATTCGTCACCTCCTTCACGTGGTGGCATCCCCTCTTTTTCTCGTGCTTCGTTCGGGTTAATAATCCCGTTCTTGATCCCGCGCTCGTAAGTGGCGTAACGGTCGGTAGGGGTAGCACGAAGGAGATCGGCAGAGTCGAATTCAACCTGGTAGCGAATACCCGGCACAGGTGAAGTCACCAGCAGCGCAGATTTGATCTGCTGCTCGAAGTTCGTCAGCCAGGGGCGCATCGTCATGGTGAGAAAGGCGCGGCTCGCTTCACTAAAGTTGCTGTAGGTGCTGTTGCTGTATTCCTGCAGGAAGATGGGCGACACGTTGAACATGCGGGCAATGTCTTCGATGGAGAAACGGCGGGAGGCCAGCCACTCGGCATCCTGATTGCTCATGCCAAGCTGCTCATATTCCATGCCACCTTCAAGGATGGGTGTTTTCCCAGCATTTCTGGCACCTTTGTAGCGTTCCAGCGCATCCAGCGCTTTCTTACCGTTAGTGCTGTCGAGCCATTCTTTAGCCTTCACGATGCCCGCCGCCATCATGCCGTCTTTCATAATGCTGGCACCGTGGCGCTGCTGGGCCAGACCTAACCCCAGCGCTTCACGGCAGATGGTGATCGGCGAACGCCCCAGAAAACCATCATCGGTGGAGTAACGCAGGTGCAGGATCTCTTCCTGCAAATAGGTGCGTACTACCCCGGTAAATGGTTCAGTAATGGTGTATTTGTACTTATTCTCACCGATACGCTCAGGCACCACCGCCCCCGGCGCATACGGATGCAGGGATTGCGGCTGGCCGTCACGGCCCCACTGGATCACCGCATAGGCGTTACCATTCAGCAGGCAATGACGCATCATCGTGCGCTTGAACTGGTAAGGCGTCTGGCAGTCGTTCGGTTGCTCGTTAAGGAGAAAATCCACCGGGTTATTGCTTAGCCACTCCCGCGCTTCTCGGCCGTTATCGTTGCGCACGCGGTAGAGATAGCAGGGCATTGTTGCCACTGCCTCACTGATAACTGACACGGCGTTCATCACCGCCGGCAGAGATTCCGCAGTACCAGCAGACACATATTCGCCTGATCCGGTGTTTGGAATCCCTGCCATCGCCAGAAACTCATCAATCGTCATGCTGCGCTGTTCGGATGGCTCAGATTTACGGCCAAAAGGCCAGATATTCCACATATCACAGCCCCGCTAAGTCAGCCCAGCGTCGGCGGTTATCACCAGCGCGGCGCAGTTCAGGATGTTGGGAGAACAGAGAACGGTGCGCAATTTCCACGCCGGACTCAGGGTAAGCAGGCATAGAAGTAACGGTGATCTCCCGCAGCTCAGCAGCGGTAACAGTGCGAATATACGGTGTAGGAGTAATATCCCAGGACTCTTTCAGCGCACGGAACCCGAAGCTCATGCCGGAAATGTCTCCACGCTCCACCAGCTCCAGCACATCGTTTCCAAGCTGGGTATTCGGCGGGGTCAGTTCGAAGCGTAGCCCGGTATCATCTTCGGCCAACACCAGCGTGCCGGATTTGGTACGCCCCAGCAGTTGGGTATAGTTATGCTCGTACAGCGCACGCACATCGCTACCGGATGCCAGGCTGTCTTTAAACGCCCCGGGCGCAAACTGCTCGCGGAACTCATCCCAGATAACTTCTGACAGGCTGTTCCAGCGCACGGCATAGCCCACCAGCTTTTTGTTGCTGGCACTCAGTTCGGAGGTACGGATTTCAAAATCGATTGTTTTCATTACTGGACTCCACAGAGGGCAAAAAGGGGCCGAAGCCCCTTAAACGTCAGATCAGGAACCGGAGCCGGAAAGCTCAAGCACCTTGATGGCGTTGGAGTCCACCACACCGCCGCCCAGGTATTTATCGGTGTGCACCTTGTAGAAACCAGGTTCGGTGATGTTGTCGGGGCGGGTACGCACGCCAGTAGTGTGATCCACGATGAAGTAACCGCGCTTAAAGTCGCCGACTGCCAGGAACGCTTCACCCGCAGCCGCATCAGGCATCGTTTCCAGATATTGAACCGGACGGCCAAGGAGGGTATCAGGGGAGTCAGCGACGAGACGATCACGCCAGATGTAATCCCCGTTGCCGTTTTTCAGCTTTTGCAGAGTAGCGGCAGTGTTGGAGTTCATCACCCATACGGCATTTTTGCGGTATTTGGCTTTCAGCTTGTACAGCAGGTCGATCAGACCATCAGAGGAAACGGCAGCAGCCTCCATCTTCTCCAGCGTGCCGAACGGACGGGTTTTATCGCTGGTGGCCGCACGCGGATAGGACAGGAACCCTTTGGATTTTTTATCACCGTCGCCGTTCACAAAGTCGGTTTCTTCGGTAGCAGTGAAGGTGTCGGTGATTTCGGAAGACAGCCAGCCCAGAATATCAACTTCGGAGAAGTCGAGAATTTCCTGAGTGGTTTTCGGGTAGGCGTAGATCGGGTTGAGTTTGATATCAACGCGCTCCATCTTCGGTGTGCTGGTTTCGTTACGCGCTTCGCCTTCGGTGCCGCGCTTAACGGTAGTGCCACCCACTGACACCAGCTTCTGGTATTCGTTGGTTTTGGTGGTCTTCACCGTGGCGATGGAGCGCATAACGCTGTCATCCTGCAACTGGCGCATGATCTCTTTGTCCAGCTCAGGGATAACGGTATAGCCGCCGTCAGCCTGCACCAACGTGGAGAGTGAGCGGGTATCGCCGGTCATGATGTAGTGCCGCAGCTCATCGTTGCTCACGCCTTTACCTTCAACAGAAGTTCCCGGCAGATTGCGCTGATCGTCAGCGACGGCCTCAAGGCGGGTAATTTCAACTTCAAGCGCATCAGCCTGGGCGCGGAGTTCATCGAACTGCTTGCCCTCTTCATCGTTCAGGCTTCGCTTTTCGCTGTCAGCTTTTTCCAGCATGGAACGCATCTGGGTTTTGAGTGCGGCTTTCTGCTGGCGTAATTCAAGTAATTTCTTCATGGAGTGGTTTCCGTAACAATTAACGTTGAGACGTGAAACCAGCGCTTGGAGGGATGTCCACCTGGAAAGGAAACCGTCGCAGAACGGGAAAAAACCAGGTGGACAGTGGCGGCTCACGTCTGAGTGCCACTCTTCAAGATATACATAATAATCAATGAGTAAACACCTCTATGTTGTCACAAACAGCAGCGAAAACAGGAGAACAAATAATTTACAAAGTTTGATAATATGAACGGGAAAAACACCACTTCTGGGGGATTTTATGGACTTCGATTTTGATGATATGGCGTACCCGGATATTTTTTTAATTTCCGGCGAGGAGTTTAAAGGAAGCCGGAACACAGGAAAAAATCAGGTAGATATCCCGTTTACTGACGAGCCGCAAATTGAATTGGGCGATATTCTGATTCAGAAGATTGGAAGCCGTGAGTTAAGCCTTAAAGTTGTCGATCTTTCAATATCAAAGAATGGAACGCTGAACGTGGGTACAACGCATCCCCACTTACTTACGCTATCCGTAGAGAATCTTTCTTCCGACGCACACAGGACAGCAAAGAGTATGAATACTTTTAACATTGGCTCCGTCAGTGGTGAGCAAGTTCAAATAGGTGAAAGTAATCATATGCTGGTGAATATCAGTATTACTGAACTTGTCGAGAAAGTGGCTAACTCTGGCGATCCACAGGCTAAATCAATATTGAAACAGTTACTGGAAAATAGCACCGTTGCCAGTATCGTTGGCGCTGGTGCTTCTGCGCTGTTAGGTCTGCTTTAAAATATGGCCTGGGAAACTAGGCCTTTAGCTTACATGGCTGGATGATTATTCTTTATCCAGCCCCCACTGATAGAAAGCCCAGCTTGCCGTTGATTGTGCGCTATGGATAGCGTTCTCAAGGCCAGAGGTTGGGTACGACAAATCAGCCGCCATCCTCTGTAGAAGATCGAGGTAAGCGCTGGCGTCTTTTGACAACTCTTGCCCCCCTTCTTCCAGCCCAGACTGGTACGATTCCAGATCAAGCTTTTCAGAAGTGACAAACGCACTCAGAGCCAGAAAATCCGTCACTGTAATCTCATCTTTATTTGAAAGCTCATCAACGGCGCTGTAGAGAAACTTAAGATCGCTCATATGCCCGTTATCTTTGCCAATCAGTTTCATTAATGACCTCTTTATTTTTCACGTATATATACAAAACTATGTTGGTTCAGTTGGTTCAGTTGGTTCAATTTGTAAAGATGATTGTTTTATAAGGATTATTTTCCGTTGAGTGAACCAACAAAGCCCCGATTTGAACCAACAATGGGTATTTTCATGTTGGTTCAGTCCATAAGGTTCTAAAATGTTGGTTCAAACTGCCCGTTTGTTGGTTCAAAACTGTTATTTGTTGGTTCAGTGTTGGTTCATTTTTTTGACATTAAATCCATATAAAACAGCCACATGAACATAACCAATAGACACTGAACCAACTGAACCAACATTAATAACCCTCACATGTGTAATTTATTCTTCTCCTTCTTCCGCAACCTGGTGAAGCACATAAACGTTGATTTGACGCCCATCAATACGCGGGGATTTCTGCTGGTATCCACGCCCGCTGGACGGCTCAGAGAGCAAGCCAGCAGCGGCAAGCACGCGGGCAAACTGCCTGGCATTAAAGCCCTGAGCAATCTCCTTCTCAAACGTTGCGGGGAACGTATAGAACACCAGCGGAGCATCATCATGGCTGCTTTTGCGCTTTCGATACCCGGCCAGATCGCGAATCGGCATACTGGACGGATCATAGGGCAACGGTGCAAAGCGGCTTAAACCGTAGGCATTCAGGAACGCCTCGCACTGCTCGATGATCTGCTGGTGCTCTTTGTTACCCGTGCCGAACTCTTTCACCCAGGCGTTAAAGCTATGCTGGATAGCGTCACGGCTGGCCTGTTCACTCCATCCGGTGATTGATGCACCAGTTACCAGCGCGGCTTCGAGGATTGCAAAGCGTTCGGCCACGCGGTGTACCTGCTCACCGTAATCCGCAGGGATGAGGCCGCGCCAGCGCGTTTGCGCGTCACGCACCGCCTGTTTAGCCTCCTGCTGGTTAGCTGCCAGCCATTTAACCCACTCACGCCCCGCCGCCCCGTGGTTATCAATCCAGGCTTCTTTCAGTGCGTCAGCATGAGCCTTGCCGTTTGGCAGACCGTTAAAGGCCGTCGATTTCTCCATAGGGATGTTGAGCAAGCGCACCAGTTGGCCCGCTTTCACTTTCAGCCCACCAGCAGCCAGGAAGGTTTCAATATCCATTTCCCCGGTACTGATCGCCACCGTGCGCCAGCGTTTAAGCTCCCGGTTGCCGCCTTCTTTGGCTCCCTGCAACTTCCCGGCGCCGTTAAACAGGGTATAAGCAGACGTGGCAACATCTTTGGCGCTGCTGCCTTGTCCTACCTCATCAAGCGGTAACAGGCTGTCGTTGTGCGCCTCCGCTTCATTTGCTATGCCAAGCGCAGTACCGTACCAGGTAAGCCGCAACGCATCAGGCTCACCCCAGAGGCTGCTCGCAATATTGGCGGTAGTGGTCTTACCGGCGCTCGACTGCTCGAACAAATGGACACCGAAACCATCAGCACCCACCAGGCCGATAAGCGGAGCGGATAGTGCCGCTGCCACGCCCAGCATCATGGAAGGATTGCCCCCGGCCAGACGGGCGACGGAATCCCGCCAGGTGTCAGCCGTGCCAGAAGTGGCATACCCGGAAGATGCAGCGCTGCGACCGTTAAAGAGAATGGGCGTCTCTGGATCACCAATCACTTCACCATCAGGCATGATATATGCGCCATGATGCCAGCCAGTGGTATGGGTGATAATCCATTCCCGATCAGTGCCGCTTTGCTGCAACCAGTCGGCCAGAATCGCCCGGAAGGTGCTTTTAGTGGTCACATTCACCCCACCAGCTTTAAGTGAGCGCCAGCCGTCGCGCTCACCGATATCAGCACAGGGGATCGCCCTGGTAATATCTTCGTGGCCACGCGGCGAACGCCAGCGCAAAACAAGATAGCGCTCTGCCCCGTCACTACCGGAACCCACCACCTCAAGAGGCGAGCACAGCCACGTTTCGTTATTGATGATCTCGCCGCTATCCTTGTCCACCTTTGGCGTTATCCAGTACAGGCCATCGCTGCGGCTCTCCACGCGGGGTTTGAGTTCATCGCCCGGTTCAGGCTTTGGCTCCCGTTTTTTCACAGGCAGGTTCACCACAATACTTTCCCCGCGTTCGGCCTCTTCTTTGAGACGTGGAAGCCTGCCCGTCCAGTCCTCCTTCGGCTGAGGCTCAAACATGCTATTAAACAGCCTGGCCTCTTTCACATCCGCCAGCGCCAGTTTGGTTGCGATAGTGCTTATCTGCATTTCGGAAAGTTCGCCAGCGCGGATAACACGAACACTGCGACGGCCGTTATCAACGATGTTTAATCGTTCCAGTTCTGCCAGTTGCCTTTTACCCAGATAAACAGGCGGTACATCATCCCACGCCCTTTTACCTTCGCTCTCGATCCAGTGCTGCACATGTGAATAAGCATCAGCACCCGCGAAAATAATCGCCTCGGTGAATTTATCCTTCGGCAGACATTTGACGTTTGGCGCGTTTCTGGTCTTCATCAGTGCAGCACCTTAGCGGATCTGTCCGCACTCAACTCATCATGTAGATATTCCAGATGAACGCTTTTCACTATCTCAATACCACTTTCGTTAATTTCGCCATCGGTGAAGCAACCAAGCAGAATATTAAACAGATGATGAAGCCCTTCGTTGCGTCCGAACTCCGCAATGCAACCACCGATCATGTACTTCATCAGGACGTTTTCGGTTACTTGCGGCTCCAGGGTGAAACGATAGCGAGCCATATATTTATCACTCTCCACCAGCAGCGTTGCCGAACCGGTTTCCGCCATCTGGTGAGCGATACAGGTTTCCGCCAGTTTTCGGAATAAGGGGCCGATATATTCAAAAATATCAGCGTCTTTGATAGTGGTTGTCATTTCGGGATCCCTCCGCTCATCTGGAATTTGCCAAGTAATGGGTGATACCAGTACGCCGATCCATATTTGCGCTTCGCGCTGCGAAGAACCTGCCTCGCCGCCTCTCTGAATTTGCTATCCGGCGCGATAAAGCCACCAGCTTTCATTCTGACCAGCATTACGCCCGTGTTTTTTGCCAGCTCTTCGGCTTTTTTCGTCGATATGCCGAACTCAGCCGCCAGTGTGGCGACCGGAGCCATACCGGGGGGAATATCTCCCCCCTGGCTTTCGGTGAGTGTGCGCACCTGCTGTTCTAACTCCAGGACGCGGCTAACCAGCAAATCGACACGGTTTTCCAGCTCGTTAAATTTCAAGTTACTGATCATGATTGCTCCCCCGCTTTATTACGCTGGGTACGCACATAATTCGCAGCATCACTACTCTGATTGAGTGCTTGCGCCATTCTGGGAAGGTGACGCAATGCATGGCTTACAAGAAGCAAATCACGCCGGGCATCTTCATCGGAATAGTCCTCTGCATTGGTTGCATCAAACGCCAGATTGCCGATCAGTGTGAGCGCACTATTGATGGCAAATGCGCCAGCAGAATATAAATCGCTGGATTCAGCCAAAGCCTCATCAGTGAAGTTTTTAAAATCTGGAGTGCTCTTAACAAGCTGATGGTAAATATCACGCATGGGCCACCTCACTTGCCGCTTTTAGTTCACGAACGCGGGACAACGACATACTGATCAGATCCATCGCAACGCTGCACTCGGTTTCATCATCAAAATTCATATACAGCGATGTTGAGAGCAACGCTTCCAGGCGGCGCAGTTCATCTTCAATGTCAATTTCCGACCATTTGATCTTACGCATGGCGCACCTCCTGAATCGCAGCGCTGTCGAACTCCCACCCACGGCGGGTGGTGTAATCGAAGAACGCAACGCGACAAGGAGCCTGAGCGCGGATTTTGGCGGCAAAAACTAAATCCCAGCCGGGGAAAGCGGCGCGGGCTTTATCTTCCGTGTCAGCATCAAAGCGAAGCACTACTGGCGTGCATTCAGGAGTGTGATCGGGGGTTGCCAGGAATAACCATGTAAATTCCGGGCGAGTTTGGGTATGCTGTAATTCAGCCATAATCGTTACCTCTGATAACGTTTTTGGTTAGACGCCTCGGTAGTGGTTCCAAGCACTCCGGGGCGTTGCCATTTATGCTTCACCATAACAGGTGGCATGCACTTACCATAGAACAAAGTGAATGCCACTTTCAAGTATTGATTGTGTTTTCTTTTTGCATATACTGAATGCCACCAATCAGAAGGAAACACAGACATGGCAACAGGTTCAAGAAATAACAAATCACAACAAATCGTCTCAAGGGTGCCACTAGAGTTGATTGGTGAACTTGAAAAAGTGAAAGAAGAAGGCGAAAGCACGGCCGGTTTTGTTGTTGCCTCAATCAAAGGTGAGATCAAACGCCGCCAACGTAAAAAAGCCAAAGACGAAGAAAAAAACTGAATATAATCAGCGGGCGCAGTATTGCGCTGGCTCATTCTTTGACCACCAGCGTTAACCCTGGTATGCTTAATTTGTTTCGGTTTTTCGTAGTGACATTGGCAGCTCTGCAAAGCTGCCTTTGTTTTATTCAGTGTCAGCATTCGGCACCTCCGGCAATACACCACCAGCGATCAGCTTTTTCGTTAACCACTGCTCCCCCTTGCCCGTCAGCATCGTTGTGAATGAGGCCCTTACCTCGCCATTCGTTTCATATGTACTCTGGCGAACGGCAAAATAACCGCTGTCGATATAACGCTGCATAGGCAGGTTGTGGCGCTGGCCGCCATTGATGAGAATCCCCTGCTGCCTCATCCAGCCGAATAATTTGAAGGGGCCAACCCCTACGGCTTTGGCATAATTTTGAATGGAAATACCCTTGCTGATCTCCGCCACGCGATCAGCGAAATCAACCTTTGGTGCAGCGGCCACCAGCCGGTTTTCAAGTTCGCTTGCCTTTTCTGCCAGATCAGCAGCAAGGCGCAGGGCTTCCGGTAACGTCTGGGGGATATTAGCGGCGGCTTTGGCCTGGCGTTCGCAGTTGATGAAGTAGCGGCGTACCTCACGCCCTTTTTCGTTGCGCTCAACCATTGCCAGCTCTTTACCCATGTCGATGGTGATCAGGTAATCATGTGCAATTTGTTGGCGATATTTTGCGCTCCCCGAAACGGGGGCGCTCAAATTTTCAACCACAGTAAAATCCACGCCAGCAGTGAAACCATACTGGCTGATACGCCCTTTAATCCAGGTGGTGAAATCACGCCCAACGCCGAGAAACTCATGGAGTTTTTTTGCACTGACCAGCGATACCGTCACGCCGCCAATATTTCCGGGGTTAACCGGAACCAACTCATTTAATTTTTGCATAGCGCCCCCCTACGCGGATTTACGGTTGTAAGGGGTGTTGACGTTCTCAACAGCAGGTGGATTGCGAACCCACCAAAGAACATCTGACAAAAGCCATGCGCAACTATTACGGCCAAAGTGGCAGCGTGGCGGAAATTTACCTTCATTCTCCATATACCAGCGGGTGGAACGGGAAAGGCTGGTTATTTCGAAGCATTCACTTTCACGAATACGGCGATCAAACTTAATGCCATATTCTGCGAGAATGGTTCGGCGTTGTTCAGGTGTTGGCGGGGTAAAACGAATATTTGACATGCTTCCTCCACTTTACGCAATCAGAAGGAGCCTTTCCTGTCTGTTCTTGCGTTGTGGAGGAAGTATTTGTCTAAAGTGAATTAATAAAAATGGCGTCTAAAATTTAAAAAGGTGTGTTTAATTCTAAAAAGGGTAATCTAATGATTAGAACACCCTTTCTAACGTTTAGAAGCTACTACAATTAAAACTTAAAGTGCCTACTAATGTATGACGTGATTGTGTCAACGCTCTTGACCGGGCATTGTCCGTCAGGGAATAAGTGCACTCTGTCGGAAAGTTCTCTGGCCCATGCTGAGAAATTGTAGCTCCCATCTTTTTTCAAGCACTTTTCATTGAAAATATCAGCACTTGTTTCTTTGAATTTTATTGCAGCACTTAAAATTAATAGTTCATTTCGCGCATGTTTTTCTTTTGCACTTTCTGAGCGTTTATTAATACTATTTTTTGAATCAGAGTCGAGATCAGGTCGTTCAATATCATTGAGCATTGGCAGCTTATCGAAATCAAGGCCGCTTTCCATAAGCCGTTTAATATCATAATTAGTAACCCATAAATCATCATATCCGGCTTCAAACTCATAAGGGTCAAAATTAAACCTCTTGCCATTCGCCTGATCGATAAAAGGTTGGGCTGGCAGAATCTGAATTACTGGAGTTTCACCGCCCGTGAGGCACGGGAAAAATCCGGGGAAAAAATTCTTCACAGGTAAAGGTGATTCAAACTGATCGGGCATTACCCGCCACAGACCTAATGCAAAGCCATATCCGACAAGGAACCCTTTACTTTCTTGTTCCGTAAAGATATCTGAACCAGATAATAGTTTATCCGGTTCAAAATAACGGCCATTAGTAAATTCGATAAAAGAGTGATTCGTTATCGCGCGGGTTTGCCCTGACATAGCATTAAAAGTACGAGGAAAATATAGTGATGAATACCAATCCTTTACATCACTAAAATCTTCACGAAGAAGGATTCGGCAGTGAAACCTTTTCAGCATCATGCTTATTTCGATTTTATTTTCAATAGCAAGGTTGATCAAATCTGACGGTTCAACCCCCAGAAATGATGCACCTCTGGACAATCTACAATATGAAAATGGAATCTTTATTTCTTTTTCTGCCATAACGTTACCCTTAACGCCCCTAATTAACTCGCGAGCCAGGCGGGTAGGGTTTCCCGCTTTTCGGTTGGCCGACCTAGACTCGCAAGACCAGTTTAATCTCTATTCGCTACAGTTAACAGAACCACATTTTGATGATTACCCGCAAGAAGTTCTAAGCGGTCATACCACTTGTTCAGCGCGTCCAGCTTCTCCGGCAAGTACAGACTACGGTTATAAATCGCCATAACTCCCGGCATTGAATGGCCCAGCAACTGTTCAACAACGTGCGGAGCGATACCCATATTATTCATATGAGTTGCAAGCGTTCGCCGCAGATCATGCAATGTCCAAGGTTCAGAATGCCCCAGTTTTTTATAAACACTACGGCCCCACTGGCTAACCGCTTCGCTATTCTTCACAACCCCAAGAAGATAGCCGGATGATTTTGTTTCATCGTGGAGCATTTCAATAAATGAACGCATCGCCTCCGGAACTGGACGCACAATCTTTTCACCGCCTTTACTATGCGCTTTTGGTACTGTCCACACCCACGCCTCCATATCCCATTCGGCCCACTCTGACAATCTGGCCTCCTGGGTGCGGCAACCAAACAAAGTGGTGATCCTGAGCAAGTTTGTGTAGTAAGGCAGAAAAACATCGCCGGACGATATGGCAGCCCATAATCCCCCAACCTCTTTATCTTTCAGTACCCGATCTTTTTTCGCCTGCTTTTTACCAACATCGGGAATGCTCAAATCCTCAAGAGCGGTACTGACGGCGTAACGGCGAACGCGGCAGAATTTCAGAGCCTGCTTACACATCTGGAATACATAACCCGCAGCAACTGGCGTTTTCTTTTTCATCCTGTCAAAGCAGTCAAGCCAGTATCGGGTTTCGCAGTCAGCGAGCGCCATTTTCCCAATGTAAGGGTAAATATGTTTGCGTAGCTCCGCTTTATGCCGCTCGACGTTCGCACGGTTTTCTTCCGCATATTCGCGTATCCAGTATTCGATAGCTTCCCGCACCGTGACCGGTTTAAGCGTTTCCTGAGTAGTTAGCACCAACTGGTGCTTTGGGTCTTTACCAGAGGCCAGCCACTGACGACATTTATCGCGCGAGGAACGGGCCTCTTTGAGACTCATATCAGGGTAGCGCCCCAGGGTCAGCCGATGCAGCTTCTGCCCGTCGAGTCGGTAAGTAAACACCCAGCTAATGCCACCAGCTTTCGTTACCTTAGCGCTCAACCCGGCACCATCAGCATAAAACTCAATCTTACTGGCCGGGATGCCATGTAATCCCTTTAACTTCCTGTCGCTCAGTTTGTTAAGTTCGCCAGCCATAGACCACCACCCAGCCCAAAGTGTTTATACAAATGTTTATACAGAATTGCTTGCATAAGAGCATAAACAACAAAAAGCACTGGAACAATATACAGTCATAATTTAGCATAACCAATTGATTTTAAATAAAATATAAAAACCACCTAAAAGCATGAAAACAGCTAATCTGACAGTATGGCATGAACTGATACTAATCAGTTAAATGTTTGTTTTAAAAGGCGCTACTCGGCATGGGGAAGCGCCTTTTTTATTAACTTCACACGGGAGGCTTTGGCGATGAACGCAAGATGTGAACCTGTCTATTTTGGCGATGAATCTAAAAAGATAATCCTGGGTGATGCACTGACCGAACTGAAAAAGCTGTCTTCTGAAAGCGTCGATCTCATTTTTGCCGATCCACCTTATAACATCGGTAAAGATTTTGACGGGATGGTGGAGTCCTGGGATGAAGAGGCTTTTCTGGCGTGGCTGTTTGAGTGCATTGACGAGTGCCATCGCATTCTCAAACCGCACGGCACCATGTACATCATGAACAGTACGGAGAACATGCCGTATATTGACCTCAAATGCCGCCAGCTCTTTACTATCAAGAGCCGTATCGTGTGGTCATACGATAGCTCAGGGGTACAGGCCAAAAATTACTTTGGTTCGATGTATGAACCGATCCTGATGATGGTAAAAGATCAGAAAAACTACACATTTAATCGTGACGATATTCTGGTTGAAGCCAAAACCGGGGCTCAACGCGCGCTAATAGACTACAGAAAAAATCCACCGCAGCCATACAATCAGAAAAAAGTGCCGGGAAATGTCTGGGAGTTCCCACGCGTTCGCTATCTGATGGACGAATACGAAAACCACCCCACCCAGAAACCCAAAGCCCTCCTGGAGCGTATAATTCTGGCATCCTCGAACCCAGATGACAGGGTACTGGATCCGTTTGCCGGCAGCTTCACCACCGGTGCCACCGCCGTGGAATTGGGTCGCAAGTTTGTCGGGATTGAGATCAATGTTGAATACGTAAAAATGGGGCTCAGAAGACTGAGTATCGGTTCTCATTTTTCAGAAATTGAGCTTGCCAAGGTGAAAAAACGTAAGACAAAAAACCTGTCTAAAAAGAGTCGATTGACGGCAAAGAGCGGCGATCTTTCAACAAAGTAA